ACCGAAGTGTAGGTAGCGAGAGGTGTATATTCAGGGAATCCCCTTCCCAATTACTTGCCGTAATTTGCGTACGATGTACACCTCTCGTTATCTATCAAAGGAGAAAAATGTTATGTGATAACTGTAAACAAGGCGAGATGTCCGTAGTAGGTCAACTTGCAAATGTTAAATCAACTGTACTCAACATAGTGAAGTGTTGGACTTGTGGGTATGGTAGTGTTCGCAAACTCAACACAAAGAGGAGGTTGTAATGACCGACAATGTCATAGGCAATGTATTCAAGACAAGCCGTAATACAGAGCCTAAAAGGGGTAAACTCCCTATGACTAAAGAAGAAAAGCAAATGAGATACTTTGACAAGAACTCAAAAATTCTTAACAAAGTAAAGAAAAATCCTATGACTTGGTATGTCTTTGATATGCAAAAGGACAATGCTGAGAACTATGGGAATATGAGAACTCGTTGTACTAGGTACAGAGTAGTCCTAAAAGACTTAGGATTTGAGTTTCGTGTTACTTATAGAGAAGGAGACAAAGGCTTCATCTACTTACTAGTGAGGTATAACGACTCTGGTATGTCAAATGAAGAAGAACAATAAATAAAGGAGGGCTAATATGTCAAAAGAATTTTATGATTTTGACAGTGATGCAGAGCATTGGACTGAGATGTTTGAACAAGCAAGAAATCTTGGATTCAATCCTTTGCTACCAGCAAGTAACTTCCAACCCAGAATATTTGGGCTGAGGTCGTTACGGCTAAACAAAGAAAAGAATAATGGGAGCTTGACAGGAGATTGGTATTTCGCACCAAAAAATAATCCTGTTGAATTAGTCATGGACTATTTCATGAAACTAGTAGAGAACAATACTAAAGAAGTTGTGAGAGCTTTTGCTTATTTCACAGCACAGGTATTTGAGGACGGAGTAAGTGATGGTGTTATTGACTTGAGTAAGTGTAAAACACCAGAGGACTATGCAAAAGTCTTTTGTGATGTCCTTGCACAAGGAGCTCTTATGACAACGAAAGGCAAGACTTGGCAACGCTTTCTAGAAGGCGTACAAGTAGAAATGCCTGAAGTAGTTGTACTTGGACACCCTGATGCAGTAGCAAATATGGTGGCGACTACTAATGGAAAAGACTTTGAGGAAATGAGAAACGCAGATGTTGATGACTTCCTTAAAAATGTCTTTAAACAAGAGGAGGAATAATGCCCGAAGCAATCAAATCTCACGACATTATCTCGTTTGTACATTGTCGTATGTGTAACGAGGAGTGGGAAATGAGTGATAAAAGCATGAGTCCTCGTGAATTTGCAAGAATAGATGTTGGTATAAACATTGATAATCAAATTCTAATTGGTTGTGTTAGACACAACGCACATATAGCAGCGTTTACTTTGTATGAGCAAGTAAACATGGAGGCTATGGGAAGGAATTGTGATTGTTGTGAGTAACGAGGAAATAAAGAAGTTCGTAACTAGTGTCGTAAGACCTGTTATGCACGAGGAATTAAACAGTTTCATTGCAGAGTGCAATGATATTGAGTTTCTTGAGGAAATTTGTGAGTGGTCTAGAGAGAGACAAGAACTCATAAAAAAGTACGGAGGGAAACTCGCTAACTATGGAAGGAAAACACATGGGAAATAATGATGGATTGAATCCAGAAATAGAAACTATGTTAAACAACATAGGCAAAGACATAAGTGATGCGACTATACCAAAGAGGTATGTTGCTATCACTAGAGATATATTACAATATCTCAACGAACTATCAGTAGACATAGGGTACAACCAAAGTCTTGCTGATTGGTTATTTGAGGACAGCCAAGACAAACAGATAGATAAGAAGTTTCCTATCTTTCTGCGACTTGTTGTACCTCATCACTTTGTAGCAGGAGAGCCAAGTGATACACATTACCGAACTATTTGGGAATTTGTATTTACTGATGACTATGAGAATAGCCATACAGGTATGGTAGATATTCCTGCCGAAGCATACGAACTACTACCAGAAGTACCAGAAGCAATACAAGTTGATGAAGGTACTTATGATGTATGGTCGTCTATGGACACGGAGTCTATTACAAACGACTTCATTACACAAGTAGAGAGTCTACTTAAGGAGGAGGAATAATGGAGAATCAATGGACATTACTTGAGGAAGTAATTAAGTCCCCAAGAATATTGCTCTATGGTAAGCCCGGTACAGGTAAAACCTATTCAGCAATGAAACTTGGTATGAGAAAAAACAAGCCAAGAAAATCTATTACGCTAACACCAGAAACTACTGCGACTGATTTGGTCGGTCATTACATACTAGCAGGTAACAATGGTATGGTATGGAACGATGGCGTTGCAGTCCAGATGTGGAAGGAAGGTGGTAGGTTAGTAATTAACGAGATAGACCATGCTGGTCAAGATGTTAGTTCAATACTACACGCTCTGCTAGATGATGTAGAGTTTGCAGAGATGACACTTCCTAATGAGGAGAAAGAAATTGTCAGACCTGCAAAGGGATTCCAAGTCATAGCAACTATGAACGGAGAGCCAGAGGACTTGAGCGAAGCATTGAGGGACAGATTCCCTATCAAGATTAATATTGATACGATACACCCTCAAGCTATTGAGAGTCTTACACCAAAGATTGCTAGTGTAATGCAAGATATTGAAGGTACTGATAGTTCTATTCGTAGTTTTATGGAACTAGACAGACTCATTAACAAGCAAGGAGTTGATGTTACTACGGCTTGTTTTGCAGTATTTGGAGCTAGTGAATCCTTTGCTGAAACTATGGTAGAAGCGTTGACTGTCGTTGATAGTGATAAAGCATTTACCGAAAACGAGAACTAATGCTATTCAAAGCTAGAAAAACAAGTAAGCAGTTACCAAAAACCTTACCTAACCTAGCATTGCAAGGCAACAAGATACAAAGATATACTTATGAAAAAGACAGAAGTGTATCTGATACTAGGCATGGTATACCAATACCAAGTTCCTCGTATGATACTCAGTATGATGTTAATAGGGCAATGTTATTACAAACCCTGCGTAAGAAATACTTTAGTCGTGCTATGTACAGAGGAGAGATTGATTGGGATATTATGTCTGTTGCTCAAACTCTTTGTGTCTTGCCTATCGCAAGAGCAGTCTTAGTAAAAACATCTAAGGAATTGAGTAAATACTCAAGTAACTTACAAGATGAACACAAAGGACAAAACTACAATGTTTCTAATTATCTACCAAAGATGAGTTATAGAAACTTTACTTACTATGTAGACCAACTAGTTGACTTACTATATACGGAACTAGATAAGAAAAAATCTAGTGATGAAATTAGTAAGACACTTACGAGTTTTGCAATCAAAACATTTGGATTTACTAGTAATGGTATAGGTCAATTTTATGGTGATGATTGGAGCGATACGATAGAGAGTGCAGTTCGTAGAAATGCACCATTGCAAATAGTTAGGAGCGATACTGAACTTAAATGGGAAGTATCTGCTGTGCATAGAGTTGTTAACGCAACTCTAGACAATCTTAATAGTGCTATTCATTATGTTAATAAGCGAAAGAGACCTGCTAGATGGAAGTATGACAATGATGAGGAGCGTTGGAAAATTAGGATTTTGAAGTTCCAACCTACCAAACATGCTAGAAAAGTATACAATCTGTTGTCTAATAGACATGAGTGGTACTCTCATCATTGGAAAAATATACTAACAGGTATACCTTCTGTTGTTAATGGAGATGTAGGCGATATGTCAAAACTTGATGAAGGTAAAAGTCAAGAACAAAAAGACAGAGATACTACATTACAAGAGTTGGCTATGCCTAAGTATATTGATAACGAACTTTCCCAAAAGATTGTTACTAAAGCAGAGAGAAACTTTAAACATGCTGTTGACTACCTAAGTAATGCTGGTGGTGTGCATGGTAAAGCTAAACTGCGTATGTTCAAAGGCAACAAAGCAATTCGCAAAGCGTTACAAAAACTAACAGTAACTCAAGGCGAGTATGGTGTAAAGCCAAGAAATGTACATAGAATCATTACTGATAGAAAAGTATTCAAACAAAGAAAACATATTGCAGGTGGTAGCATTATGATTGACTGCTCTGGAAGTATGGGCTTTACTTCTGATGATGTACGAGAAATTGTAGAAATATTACCAGCTACTAATATGGCTGGTTATGTAGGGTATGGTAATACTATCAATGGATATGACGGAGATATTAGAATCATAGCTAGAGATGGTCGTATGGATACAACAGCGATAGACAAACTAATGGACTATGGTTGTAATTCTGTTGACCTAGAAGCTCTCAAATGGTTGGCTAAGTTACCTAAGCCAAGAATTTGGGTTAGCGACATGCAAGTGGTTGGTGTAGCAGATACCGAATCTGGTAGTAACCAAACACTATCACATGATAAAGTCATGGAGATTTTTAGATTCATGACTCTTAATGAAATTATACCTATCAATGACATAGAACATGTCAAAGAGTATGCTAAACAGTATGCTAGATATGTAGGTTAAAGCTACTTAAGTCTAGCAATAGACTAAGTATCTAGCAATAGATACCATAAGTAGCTTATAAATGCCCCCCAAGTGTGTGGTTGTTCGCACATTGGGGGGCATTTTTTTTTGTTTTTTTTTCTATGCATATGCATATACATGCTTATAAAATAAATCTTTTTAATACTTGTATATAGGGCGAACAATGATATGATTACCACATGAGCGATAAGAAAAGCATAGAGGAGCTACTAGAAATGGCTTACTCTAAAAAACAGGGAGGTGTTACTGCATGGTATTTACAAATACCAGATGAAGTAAAACCATTTGTTGAGGGCATAGAAGTCCTTGTCAAAGAAGGTAAAAAACCAAACTCTACTGCTGTAAGTAGAATCTTAACAGAGGAATACAAGTTCAAAGTATCTAGAGCTGGTGTTAACAGGTGGCTATCATACTTAAAGGAAAAACATGAACAAGAACGAGGAAGCTAAGTTAGTTAAACTCTTAGCAGAGGTTGAGAGTGATAAAATTACAGACCTTAAAAATACAAACAAAAGATTATTAAGGCAAATTGAAAAACTCAAAGACAAAAAAGCTGACTTAGTAGAAGCAGTATACAAAGGAGCTAAAGATGGTATGTCAACTGTTACATTACCAAAAGTAAAAGCCCCTACTAAATCAAAAACAAAAGGGCAAGAAATTTGTGTCCCTTTACTAAGCGATATTCAACTCGCAAAAAATACCGAAACATACAACTCTAAGATAGCATCAAAGAGAGTCATTAAATATGCAGAGAAAATCGTGAATCTCTCTCAGTTGCAGGGTGCAAACCACACTATTAAGAAATGTGTAGTTCTAGCACTTGGCGATATTGTGGAGGGTGAATTGATTTTTCCTGGACAAGCACATGAAATTGACAGTTCACTTTACAAACAAGTAACTGTTGATGGACCTGCTATGTTGTATGAGTTCTTTAACATATTACTTTCTCACTTTGAGGAGGTTGAATGTTATTGGGTAATAGGTAATCATGGTGCGTTAGGTGGTAGGAGTCGTAGAGATTACAACCCTGAAACTAACGCAGACAGAATGCTAGGTAAGATAATGGAAACCATGTTCAAGAACGAGCCAAGAATGAAGTGGCATATTCCTGAAAAGAAATGGTATACCATTGCTGATTTAGGAGTCAAAGCAAAGTTCTTTTGTTTTCATGGCGATAACATTAGAGGTAGCATGGGACTACCTTTCTATGGATACAACAAAAAAATCTTAGGTTGGAAGGCATTAGCAAGTGCTGAACTGATGGAGGATTTTACACACGCAGTATGTGGACACTACCACACACCAACATCTCTATATCTAAATGATGTAAGAGTATGGGTAAACGGCTCAACTGAAAGTCATAATGGATATGCACTTGAACAGTTAGCTGCAATGGGTAGACCATCACAATTCTGTTTGTTTGTAAAGCCTTCTAAAGGTGTAACAGCAGAGTATCTAGTGAATTTAGAAGAATGAAATTAGAGTATCAAATTTTATCTCTAGGCATAGTATTATATCTAGTAGGTATATTGACAGGTATGGCATTATAAGGAGTGCAAATGAACAAAATGGACAAGGAAAAACATAAAAAATTAATCAAAGACTTCCCTAAAAGTGTGGTAAAACCTGCACCAAAGGGTAAGTTTGGGGACTATGTGCCTCATCACATATACACACAACGACTTGTTGATGTGATACCAGGAGAGTATAACTTTTACTACCAAGATATTAGGGGTAAAGACAATTCTATTGTAGGTGCAAAATGCATACTGCAAATAGATGGACTCGGTACAGTAGAGGAAGTAGGAGATGTTGATATGAATGCAATGAATAGAAACATTACCGAAAGCGAGATACTGAAACTAGCTGTATCAGATGGTATTAAAAGATGTTGTATGAGATTTGGAATAGGTCTAGAGCTATGGACAGGGGGGATAACAGAGGAAGAACACTATGCCTCTGAAAAAAAAACTCAACCTAGTGCGGTGAAACCACCCTCAGTTCCAGTAAAATCAGATGCAGATAAGTCGCAGGATAGCCTTTCTCCTGCCGTTAAGACCAAGGCTTCTTCTGCATCGCAAGATAGTTTTAATCCTATAAAGGTATTGGAAGATGCAAACTTTTCTACAAAAGACTTGAATCATCCCAACGGAAAAAAAGCAATTGATGAAGATGGGTTGTGGTGTCCTTGTGGAACAAAAGTAAATTACATTCCAGAATCAGAAAAGACATCTGCAAAAGGACCTGACTTTAGATGTTCTGCTATGGGACAGTGTGAGATAGGTGATGTAGTTGATGGTAAAAGATTTGCTAAATCTTGGTGGATAGTTGACTATAAAAAAGAAACACCAAAGATATGGAGTTACTACGTACAAGCTCTCAATGGTGTAGTGATGCCTACTGCAAAAGGTATGGACGACATTAAAGAAGGTGAAGCTCCTTTCTAATGTTGTATGGAACAGAAAAAGTGTTCTTCAATACATGCATAGATTGTTTTAAAACTTATTTACATGAGTTACAAGCATATAAAGGACTATGCGAAGAATGTGAAAGGGCTTTTGGAGAAAGGATGAATGATGTCGCAAGAGGAAACAATAGCTAGATTACTAACAGAAAACAGAAGAGGTGTCTGTGGTACAACATTCTTACAACATTACATCCCAAGATTTGGTGGTCATATATTTAATTTAAGACATGACAAAAATTGGGATATAGTAAAAGAGCGTTGTGATTTACACGAACACAAGAATACTCAATGGAAATACAGATTAATTAAGAGTGATACAATCAACTACGATGTAGAAGAAAATCAAAATTATTCTTTTAATTTGTATTAACTACTAATTTGTTTTTTAGCGTAAGTTTTGACAACTGCTAACGCAGCACCACCACCAGCTAGTAATGCTAATTGAATTGCATCAGCATCTACACCAGCTAATGGAGCAACTACTAAAGCACCTATGAACGCTTCAACGAAGGTCCATACAGTTCTTTCCAGCATATCTTTGAGGTCTTCACTCATTTTATAACTCCATGCATCATTCCAAGGAGTCCACCATAAGTCCTTCTTGAACTTACCCTCTTGGTTTCTTCTTCTATTATTCTTCTCGAATAAATCTGACATTATGTTATTACCTTTCCACTAAGTTTTGATTTAATAGTAAGTACATTACCATTTATTTCTTGTAATTTTTCATATACAGAATCAGCTAGTACAAGATGGTCTTTAGATTTGTTGTCCACTTCAGGTGTACCTGCTAATAATTTATTAATAGTTGTATATTCTATTGTTACTTTTTTACCTTGAAGTAGTTGACCTGCAACTTTTGCATACATTTTTTTGTAAGCTAATGTACTGCTACCAATAAATCCATCTTTTGATACTTCTAAATCTTGTTGTGTTTCCCCAACAATAAGGCAACCTGATGTATGTTCATCAGTGTTACCTGTGTGAATTAAGATATAAGTAAAGTTTGGTACGTCTTGTACATGGAGCATACCATAGTGTGCATTCTTATATCTTTCTGAATACTTGGCATGAAAGCCACCTGTTTTTCTAAATTCAATATTATATGTACCTTCTGGTATGCAAGTTTCGTGCATAACTTTTACTGCTTGATACTGGTCTTCTAATGTATAGCATTCAAATATGCCGTCAATAAACAACAGACCATTAGTTGCATCTGTGCCGAACTGTGTTCTAACTACTTGTAATTTCATTTTTCTTCTCCACTCCTTCTAACCAAG